CATCACAGGGTCTATAACGTAAAAAATACCAAGTAGTTGCATTGATTGATGCGGTTAAGAAAAGGATAAAAAATAATAAAGATAAAACTTTTTTCATATTTATCTCCTAAAATTCAAGATAACTGTCGTAAGAGCCTCTGCTACAACACAACTTCATTTTGAAGTGCTCAGTGCCATCCGCTACCCTGTATCCATAAAGCCTCACTCGCAGAGCAAGCATATACCCACTGGGTATATCAAAATTCCAATTAAGCCAAGCTTGTCCACTGCAGAGCTGGTAGTCCGTGCTGTTCGTGCTAAAGTTTGGTGTTGCATTGGCAGTAGAGCCAGAAGTAAAAGTCCCAGCACTATCTACATAGCCCAAGTTGAAGGCTATCTTCGTCAAATAGACATTACCGCTCGAAGCACCCGTTCTAGCAATACCACCCTGGACAACTGCCCTAACAAGGCCACCCTTTGGTGGCAAGACATAATAGTGCTGCAGGTCTGCAAAGACAAAGGTCTTGTCTATCTGCAAGGTCTCGGTAGTGTTAGTGATATTCGTCTTCTCCTCACAATCCAGACTCTCGTCACCGTCCAAATCTGAAGGATTGCGTCCAACAGCTAGAATATATGCAAAATCATCTCCCCAAGGATACTTATCGTTGACCTTCTGCAGGGCTAGGACCAAAGGTCCTGCAACTATGACCAGAGCTCTGCTCCTGCACCACAGTCGAGTCGCTTCACGGCTGTCAGCATCTTCGGCTAGCAAGCTAGCATTGTGATTGCCATCTATCAAAGCATTTTCCATCTAAACCTCCAAGAAAAGTCAAAATTTGACATTATCACTGTATAGTCATCCCTCCAGAACTTTGCACTTCCGTGCTTGCTTCCTTCTCCGCCTCTGTCATTGGCAGGCTTTCCAGCAGAAAACCTACATCTTCCACTGTCAGCCATAATGCAAACCAACCTCCAAATGTCAGAAAGACTACATCTTTCATCTCGGCTTTTGCCGATACAAGCATATTGTAGAACACAAGCTTCTCGTTCCGTCCCTTTATATAGAATGTGAAGTGGCCCTTACCTGTGGTAAGGGCATAGTTGTCGCCCTCTGCCTGCCGTATCCGCCAATCTTCATTCTCTGCCACTATCCTACTCATCCTATCCCATCTCCCAGATGTCGTGTTTTCACTTCACCACCAACAATCTCTCCCCAGCTACCGCTATCTACCCAGTCACCACAGTCCAGCACTCGCTGCCCTGTCTGCAGTTCGTGATAGCTAGGATAATGCGTGTGGCCTATAACTAACAACCTACACCAGCTGTGCTCCTCCAGAAAGGAAAACACCTCAGAATATATCCGTCCTACACATCTGTGCCATTTCTCCCTATTTCTTGCTTTCCACTCACTCGGTGGGCGAAAGAACCACGGCGAAATCCTCGCTAACAACCGCCAATTCCAATATTTGCATAGCGGGTCGAATTGCCAGCCGTGCATGAAGAGCATGTCACCCAAGCGGTAAGATGGATACGCAGAGATTTCCATCTCCAGAAGCACAGAAAGAGCCTCACTTAGCTCCATGTCATGATTGCCCAGGATGAAAATCGTCTCAGTTGCCTTCACTATCTTCTTCACTGCCCCCACCAGCTCTCGCCCTATATAACTGCCCTTAATATCTTTCACAGTGCATCTCACTAAGTCAAGGACATCTCCATCAAAGACTACTGTATCTGCTTCACAAGCATAATCTGCAAAGCGGACAAAGTGTCGGCTCGTGTAAGGTATATGCAAATCGCTGACACAAATTATGCTACCATCCATGCACACTCTCCGCCTACGGCATAATACTTCCTGGAAGACCTGTAGGTCTTCTTTGTGGGCCACACTTTGTGGGCTACGCTGTTAATATATTCGCTAAGGACAAGGGCATCAGCCCTGTTCGGGCTTCCAACGCCACGAGCTCGCATCTTTTTCTTGCTCTCAACAACAATACCGCCTTGTGCGTTGAAGTCATACTTCGGCGAGGCCAATTCGTCACACAGCGTCTCTGACTCCTCTGTTGGAGGGAATGAGTAGAGCCCTCGCATGCACTTCTCTCGCACTGTCCACCAGAGTTCATCCCGTAGCCTGTGATAGCGACTGACGTCGCTAGACGCCCAGCACACATTTACCCCGTAGCAGTTGACCATTCCGTGCTTTTCAAGCCAGTCTACGACGCCTGCTCCAACTCCGATTTCATCAAGGATGACACCACTGGCGTCACGTTCCGTATACATCTGCAGAATGTTCCCCGCAAGCGATATTGTATTCATCCCTTTAAAGACATCCCATTCATACACTTTGAGACCCCTGCGAGGCATCACCACAGAGACATCATCGCCATATCTGGCGATATCCACACTCAAGTAGAGCGGTTCGTCATCAGCAACCTCAATTTCATTGCCGATACACTGGCGACTCCATTCCAGCGGAATGAGGGCTTTATCATCTGTGTGTGGAGGGTCGCCCTTTACACGCACAGCATAAACGCTGCTGTCCTCACCATATTTGTCCCTGAAGTATTCTACAGTCTCCTTCGTCACCAAAGGCGATTTCTCACTGTTCCAATGCAAATGCACCCACTTCCGCTGAATGGCAGCATGAAAATGCGTGTCATAGAAATATCCAGAAGACTTTGTCATATTTCCAATCAACAAAACTTTGTTGTCGGGCCTTGTCAGTGCCCCTTCCAGCGGAACGAACACAGGGTCATGCACACCACTGGCTTCATCTACGATGATGAGGAGATGGTCACCGTGAAGGCCAGCAAGCGTCTCCGCCTGTTCTTCCTTTGTGGCCTTGACTCGTGGGCTTATCAGCCGTATCCACCAATCCTCTGGTGCAGCTTTATAGAAGAACTTTCCTTTCTGCATGATGAACTCATCCTGCAAGCGACTGCGCCTGAACCATTTTGCAAGCTCGGCCCAGAATATGTCATACAGCTGTCGGCCTGTTGGTCCTGTAACAGCCACTTTGGCATATGCCCTTGTGCTCATGAACCACAAAGCTATCCACACAGCTATTGCTGATTTACCACAGCCATGACCACTGCGGATGCTGACACGCTTCCTGAAAGCTATGGCCTGAAGGGCCTCTTTTTGCTGGAATGTTGGCCTCTGGTCCTTCGGCCACTTAAAGCATTCTTGCACAAACCTCAACGGATTGTCCTGCCAGGAACGCAAGCGTTCCAACACAATCGGATTAAGGCCACGCATTCCGCACCTCCAGGACAGCAGAGCTGTCGCCCAAAAGACGATGGAGCTCTTCGAGAGCCTTGCGGCTTTGAAGCACGGCTTCGCCTTTCCTCATTGTTCCAACGAGGATACAACCTTTGGTGTCCTTGATTGTGTTCCCTGGGTGAATCAGCACATCTGTGTGCCCAGGCACTTCCGAAACCTCAAAGAGCTTACGCTTGAAGCGTGGTGACCACCGCGAGCGAAGCTTGTATTGTCCAGGTGGCACAATCGCCTCTGGCGGCTCAAGCGTGACGAGCATAGCTCGCCCGCCTATCGACAGCACACCGTGCGTGCCAGCCTTGCTAGTTGATAGTCTTGTCAACGTGACTCTCGTCTCTGGCATCGCTCCCGTCTCCATTGCCAGGAGTAACATCAATAACAGCAGTGCTGTCTTCGCTGTCAAGCTTGCTCTTTTCAAGCTCAACCAAGTAGCCAACAAGACCCTTGATATCTGACGGTAGTCCTTCAATAGATTGCTCCTTGTCTTTCAGAACTTTATACGCAAGAACGAGGTCCCGAAGCGGAGCCTCTTCGATTTTCTCTGGTGTTATGGCTTCCAGCACCCTGCATTGCAGCTCGGTGAGTTGCAAGCTCTGCAAAGCACGGTATTTCAGCAGAAGGCCCTGCTTCTCCCGAAGGTCAGCTATCCGCTTCGCCAGCGTCGGTGTGCTAACACCGAGTTCCTCGGCGATTTCCTTTTGCGGAAGGCCTCGCTCTACGAGGTCCAATATGACCTCTTCATCAAGCTTTTTCTTAGGCCGTCCCATGATAACATCATAACATGCTATTGGCATAAGTCAATGCGTGAATGGACAAATGTTCATCGGGCTATATGCCAGCATAGCTGGCACCACAGGCGCGAGAAACGTCAACATTTGACGTCATAGCTGTGGTGCTGCAGCTTTGCTGCCTGCGTAGCAGCCAGCTGTGCTGGTTGAAATTTTGGTCAGGGAGAATTTTGGACTATGTCTATCATCAGGCGGGATGCCCTTGGGGGCTTAGGGGGGCTTCGCCTGAGATGCGGAGCATCTGGATGCGTAGCATCTGGGCAAAAAGAAAGGGCACAGCCGTGGAAGCCGTGCCCCGTGCACGTTTCACGTTGTCAAGCATTTCATGCTATTTTATCAATCCCAAACCCTTTAACAATGCCATTTGTTTGGCACTAAATGCGCCAGCGTCCGCTAATTCCTGCAGTTTCGTAAGCTTAGACGTTGCTTTACGCTCCCATTCATTGTTTTTCAATGCGTCCCAAACAGCGTCTGTGTGTTCATACCACTTGTCCGTCTTGCCAGCATAACTGTCTCTAAGCTTGTTACTAGCTCCTAACACCATGCACCTGTCTTTCATAGTGTCTGGCAATTCATTTAAATCGTATGTCCGCTTAATACCATAGCCCGATATGACAATTGTCATATCCTCCCAGTTCTTTTCCACCTTTACATCCTTTCTCTCTGCCACTTTGGCACCTCCATGAAATTTATTTCACGTGCACGTGATAACGCCACCATAACTCCGTTTTTACAAATTGTCAAGCCGTTTCACGGCCAGAATCGTCAAAATTTGACATTTTCAATGACCAATTGCACTAGCTACGCTAGTAACCATTGCGTGCAAACACCCAATAAAACACACATTTTCATTTGGAAAATCACCCAAACACCGATACACCGATAACAATTTGACGCCGTTTCTCTATCTATTTTTGTGACGTTTCTGGCGCTATGTGTTTGTCCAGCTTTCTTTTTCTCAGCTCTTTCTTTTAAAGAAAAAAAAATATAAAAAAATAAATAAAAACACAAAAAGCAAAAAGCTGGCACAGCCCAGCACGCTGGTGCAAGCACCTAACGGTGGCAGAGCCATACGGTGGCAGAAAGGTCAAAAATTGACATACACATACACGGCCAAATGTTATCGGTGTATTGATTATTGGGTGATATGCGTAATTTGACATTACATCGTAACCCATGTTACAACCGTAACAATATCACGGTGAGGAGGCTCAGATATGGATGCATTCAGCATAGTAGATGAAGTGTGTGGCTATTCGCCTGGCGAAGCCCTCTGGGTAGAGGCTCCTGCCAAAGGTGAGCAGGAAGCCCTGAAGATGCAAATCTGGCGGGTCCTGAAGAAGCTCCGTATAGATGATATTAGCATACACTTGCGTGTGAACAAGAACGGTGTGCCCTGCGTTGTAGTCAGGAAGAAGCCCACCCTCAAATGCTACAAAGGGACACTCGACAGCGCTGAAAAGCCAGTGGACTTGCGTCTCGCAAAGCTACGGAAGCAGATGGAGGCTGATGGCCTATCGGCTGAAGAAATCGAGGCCACCCTTAGTGGAGCTAAGAAATAATGTCAAAAATTGACGTTTCTGGCCTATCGGCAAGGCTATCGGTCATTTTGGCCGATTTATTGGCATGTTACGGCTATTGACAAAATAACATGCCATGTTACAATGGTATCATGTCCAAATGGACATAAAACAAACTTTAGGAGGTGCAGCATGACAACCAAGGAACTTTGGGACAGCATGTCCCCCGAAGAGAGAGCGAATTGTCCCACCCTCCAGCATGTAAATAGGGAGCTTCTCCAGAAGTCCTGGGATGAGCTCCCTCGATTTGTTCGAGACCACATCATATTGCTGCTTGACGGATGGGAGAAGGATGCAAGAGGAGGTGTGAGATGAAGGTAACAATTGAAGAAGAAAAAGCCGAGGGGCTCAGCCCCGAAGACCTTGACATCCTGGCAGCTCTTGGCATCGAGATTTCCATCAAGAGGCCTCGCTCTTCGAAGCCTCGGAAGAGCTGCCCTGAGCCATACAATTTGCTCATCCGCTACCAGTGCAAATTGTGTGGCAGTGTGCAGTCCGAGGCTTGGGAGATGCGTCCTAATGAGCGGAGTGATGCCCTGGAAGGCACAAAAGTGTCTTCCGAGGGCTTTCACCCAGACAGGATAAAAGAGGAGCTTCGCTCCCACTGCACCATGTGCAGAGAGCGGTTGCTCCAGCTCTCAAAAGAGGAGCTTGTTGAGAAGCTCCTCGCAAAAGCAAAGGAGGTCTAGCGACATGAGCGACCTTAGAGATGAAATCTACGAGATGGCAATTGATGAGGTCATAAACGGTGACACTCCCGAACATGTCGCTCGGGAGCTCAGCTACGCTCTGGAAGACTTCATTAGAGACTACGTCCGTCGAGGAGACAAGACAGCTTGGATACAGTCCCTGATAAGGCTCGCTTCAGAGCTAAGGGAGTGTGAGCAGTGATAACTGGCCGTGCTGAGTTTGCCCTCCCCTCAGGCAGGCAGCCTACAGCCTGCAGCACCTCCTTCCCTTGCCTACCTCAGCAAGGGTCGGGGAGGGATTTGTAGGCACGGCCTAATGGCTTAAAAGCAGCAGAGCTGCACAAAGGAGGTCTAGTGACAAAGAAAGGAGGATTTGCGATGAAGGACGAAGCGTTAGAACCTGTAACAAGAGAGCATAAGGAGAAGCTACTCGAGCTGGTAGGCAAGCTTACAGGAAGGCAGGCAAGAATTGCCCTGTCCAAATTTGTAATGGAAGACCTAGACGACATCGAGACATTTGATGCGTTGGAGGACGCAGTCCAAGTGGGGCTGATTTACCCTGCAGAGCCATAAAGAAAGGAGGATTTAACAATGATGGATTTAAGCAACATCAGCCGTAAAGGACTGGAACAGGCCTTGCAAAAGGCCTTGGGGCTTCTGCCCCCTGAAGGGGTAGAAGAAATCGTGGCGACCTTCCCTGAAAGGCTGCCAGCAATTGACCACAAAGCAAAGAAGACCTCGCAGGCTCTTGGCATCGAAGACAATGCATTTTATGCTGTTGCAAGAGCTGCGACAGCGTTTGGAAAGACCCTTATGCAAGAGGGTGAGCAGCTGCGAAGCAGGCATGTTGAGAGTATCATTCACATCTGGAGAGCCTTCAACGAGCGGGAGAAGGCTCTTTTCGCTGTCTTACTCGCAGAGTTCACATTGCAGACGATGGCAAAGGTTCTGAGTGAGAGGTTCCTTGAGCTCGCCATTCGAGCACGCATGACGGGAGCAGGAGGTGAAGACGATGTTGAGCACTAAAGTTGCTGTCGAGGCAACAGCCCAATCAGTGGAGCACTGGGAGAGAATGATAGGCTGGGCTCGGGAGCAAGACCCTGATGGGTATCCAGACCACACTCGTATGGAGCAGGAGATTGGTGAAGACTGGTTCTCTGAGAGCTGCCCGCTCTGTCAGCATTTTCTCCATTCAGACTACCTTTGCGATGGCTGCCCTCTGCAAGCTGTATTCGGATACTGCAGTGACCTATCAGCCTTGAATGCCTGGCAAGACGTCAGGTATTCCCGCACTTGGGGCGAGTGGCTGGAAGCCGCTGAGGTGATGCTGTTGCAGCTGAAAGTTGCTCTCAAGTTGTTGAAGGAGGCCAGCAATGCTTAAAGACTGGTTCTGCGAAGCATTGTCCCTGCAGCCTGGGGAGGAACTCCTCCTCCCCACTGCCTCGAAAGCGGAGGCCACCCGCCTCCGCAACCGTCTTCTGAAGCTCCGTGAGGAATACCCCGACCAGGCAGACGCTGAAAGCATCAGCATCCGAGTGACGCTTGTGAAGCGACACTTCTTTGTTGCCTTACGGCGGGAGCCTCTCTCGCCAACAGTGGCTTTCAAGCGAGCCACCAATGGCAGCATCACCCGCGTGACCCTATCAGGTCGGGAGCGGCTGCGTCGCACAGCCATACAGGACGGCTTATCGGCTGAGGAGATAGAGGTATTGCTCGGCTCTGCTGAGAAGGAGGACGAAGATGCCTAGAAGGAGGAAACGCAATCGTGAAAGAACATGGTTCGCAATCTTGCGAGAGATTGCAAGGAAGGAGAGCGAAGCCGCAGCCTGGCTCTACGCAACAGCATTGCGTGGGCCAGACAGCCACGGTGTTCCCTGGTGTGTAAAGGCCATATTCACTGGGCCACTGCGAGGCTACGAGGACAGTCTTGCAGTGGCTGATGTATCAGCCTACCACTGGTGCATCAAACGTCCTGACAATGTGCTTAAGGCGTTCCGCTACTTGGTGAAAGACCGAAATCTTGACCACTACCTTAAGCACTTAATATCAGCTTGGGAGGTGCTTGAGCCGAGTGTTGCAGAAGTGCTTGCAGAGGTGTTGGAAGCGAAGATGTGGAGTAAAACCCCAAAGCTGGACGGCATATCCATAAGATACACACGGGCAGTCGCTAGGTGGCTCAGGAGGACAAGCGTCCTTCCTGAAAGGGAGGACAAAGATGCATGAGCGTCCGTTTAGAGAACTCTCAGCATATTGGCGAGCTTTCTGGCAATACATTGCCAGTTTGGGTGTTAGCTCGGAAGAGCGCCAGCAGATAAGAGCCTCTTACGAGAGACTCATCAAAGAAGCGGAGGACGAATGTCCTTCGGAAGGAGGAAACAGTGAAGAACCGAGATAAAGAGTGGAAGCAAATCGTGCAAGAGCTGCTTCGAGCAGGACGAGAAGTTGCTGCGTGGGACTACATTACCGCCTTGCGTGGGCCAGACATCCCGTGTAAGTGGCCTGTCAAGACAGTATTCACAGCTCCACTGCGGGTGCGGAGCATGCACCAAGTGGTGCAGAACGCTGCTGACTTTGAGAGGCTCTCGCCCAAGAGCATCGCCGAGGCTTTCAGATTCGTCTGCGAGTATCGTGACAAGCTCCTCCACTACCTGACACATGTTGAAAGTGCTTGGAGGGCACTCCACGGAAAGGTCTCCTTCCTGCTCCGTGGATTGATGTCCTTCATGCCACCAGAGGACTTGGAGTCCCAGGCAAGAGAGTATAAGAAGCTCGTAGATGAGTGGCTGGACGGGACAAGTGTCCTGTATACAAGAGCTCCTCAGATGGAGTTCACTCCTTGGAGAGGAGACAATGGAGGTCAAGATGACTGAACACGAGCGAGACAAAGTCGCAGAGGAAGAGGCTACAAGCCCAAAGGACGAGGAAATCTTGGAGGTCAGCAGAAAGCTCCGCCTCCTTATCAGGAGGTGGCTGGATGGCCTTCCGTGGGAGGAGGACGAGGATGGAGATAATAGTTAGGCACCAAGAGTATCGAGATGGCGAGAAGGTCGGAGGCCTTACGGCTGTCTACTGCAGAAACTGCGGCTGTCTGATGTTTGTGGCTGACCCAAGAAATGCTATCTGCCCCGACTGCTCCACGTCGGCCCTCATGGGGATACAGCGGTGTTTCTGTGAGATACCTACAGTGTATTACTACTCTCCGAAAGTCCAGAAGGAGGAGAGACACTTTGTTTATTGCGAGGAGGAGTTCGACACATTGAAGAAGCAACTGGAGGAGAAGTATGGCATTAAGCATCAAGGAGGTCAAGATGATTGAATTCTTTGGTTTCCTGATAGCTATATGGCTAGCAGGATGGATTATCATCAGATGGATAAACGACTGAAATGTCAAAATTTGACATTTCTGAAAGAAAGGAGGTGAGATGAGTGTTTGGGCGATATGTGATAAAGAGAGTTACTAGACTGTGCAGCCTGGTGAAGACAATCCGTGAGGGTGGTCAAGACCCAGAGGAAAGCAGCATTCTGGTGGCTGTCCTGGAAAGAGACAAAGGGAGGAGGCTTGGAGACATAGACGTCGTCTTCCATCAGAGGTTAGGAACAGGCGACATCTCTATAAATAGAGGAAGGAGGTGAGGCAAATGCCAGAAGGAATGTTCTGCATTCATATTATGGAGGACAAGACAAACCTTGTCTTCACAGACGAACTCTTCGAGCCGAAAGGCCGAGCACCGCTGGCCTTCGGCCCTATCGAGGTGAATATGTATTACGGAAGAGACTACATTGGTTTTGCAAGGCTGGGACTTGTATGGTGCACCTCGTGGTGGTATGCTGTTGAGTTCGGGCAGTTGGTTGTAAAATGTCAATGTAAGGGGGAGGAGGAGCAATAATGCCAGCGAAAAGATTTTGCCCTGTTGACGAAGTTCCTTCTCTTGAGCTCTGCAAAGAGCTCAGGGAGCACGGCTACCCTCAAGATGGGGGTGGCTGGTATTGGCTGGTTATGCAAACAGAGAAGAGGGAAGAGCCGACAGGCCTGCACTTCTTCGAGATGAGACCTGTTCCACCAGCTTGTCAGGAATACATCAAAGCTCCCACCCCTCGAGAGGTGGGTGGGAGGCTGCCTGATAAGATAATGGTGAACGGCTTCCCATTCTATTTGACTGTGACTCGTCAAGGCAATATGTGGGAATGCTACTACAGCACCCCTGCAACAGGCATACTGGGTGGTCGGGTAGTGTATCGGCCTTCTGCTGAGTGGGGTAGCCGAATGCCCGACGTCTATGCAAGTATGTGGCTGTGGCTGAAAAGAACAAACTATTTGGTGGAGGAGCAATGATGCCAGGCAAAACGTCAAAAATTGACAATTCTGGCTGCTCTGCAGCCATGCTGCTCAGCAGCAAAATTGTGTCGCCTCACGGCGACTGCATCGCCCATCAGCCAAGGATTTCCTTGAAAAGGATGTGTGACATGTCACACCTTGGTGTGCTGGGCATTAGAGAGGACATGGTCCTTCCGCTGAAAGCGGGCCAGATGAAGCTCATCCCCTTGGGGGATGGTTACACTCTTGTCGTCAGACGGGTGAAATAATCAAGGAAGGGAGGTGAAAACCATGAGTGCAAACCAGAGGTCTCCAATAATGGAGAAGGCAGACACAGTCCTAGGCGAGCTGGCTAACCTGCAGGTAGCTATAGGGACATTGGCTGACTATCTCAGCCCATACTGCACGCCAGCGAGTCCTGAGCCAGAAGGGGTAAAGGTCGCTGATGGGAAGCTGGAAGAAGCAAAGGCTCCGCTTGAAAGGGTCCTTGAAGAAGTCATCGCCAAGGTCTGCAAGCTGCATGGCGCAGTCAACGACATGGTTACAAGAGTTAGATAAGCGTCCCTAGGTGTCAACCCTTGCAAATTTTGGGGTTGACACCTTGAAAAAGGTGTGTTATACAAATGGACAAATGAACGATTATGAAGATTTCCATTTCAGATGGCCAGCAGGGACAAAGACCCAGCTGAAGATTGCTGCGGCTTTAGCTGGCAAGTCAATGTCCCAGCTTATATTTGACCTCCTCGTAGAGGGAGGTTTAATTTCATTGAAGGAGGTAGAAGAGGATGAGTGTGAAGAAGTTAGACAAAGTCCCTAAGGACAACGGCGTTGAGATTACCGTGATTTCCACAGGGCAGAGTGGCTTTTACAACGTAGATGAGCTCTCGCCAGACATCCAGCGGAAGCTCATGATACATGGGCTCTCACAGGTGCTCGGTGATGCTGCTGCAGGCCGTGATGGTGAGGATGCTAGCGAAGCTATTGAGCGTCGTTGGGAAACCTTGAAAGGCGGAGAATGGACCGCCAAGCGGGCCGCTGCTCCTAAGCTCAGCAAGGCCGAGCTCGAACGCAGATTGGCTGGCCTCAGCGAGGACGAGCGTCAGGCCATTGTTGATGCTCTTGCAAAAGTGGGTATCAACCTATGAGATTGGACAACTCAGGACGGGAGGCATTTGCCTCCTGTCCAAGAAAGTATTTCTTGTCCTGCGTTTGTGGGCTCCGCCCTTCACAAGGCAGCAACGCCCTGCGTTACGGCAGCACATGGCATGCCATAATGGAGGGTTATTACAGTGCTGCCAGAGAGGGGGCAAAGCTCAGCGAGGCTGTGCAGCGAGGCCTTGCCTATGGCAAGGCCATTTGGGAGCTGGAGACAGCAGTCCATCCTGAGTGGGAAGAGGACTATCGCACACTGGACACGGCAAGCGAAGCTCTGCTTGCTTACATTGATGAATTCCGTCAGGCTGACGTTGGCTCTCTCGAGGTGAAAGCCACAGAACAAGCGTTCTATGTTGAGGTCGCTAGTGACCTCAGCTTCTTTGGTCGCATAGACTTACGAGTCGTGCTCGACGGCATTCCTTTCATCGTAGAACACAAGACAACAGGACAGTCGGCTGCTCTCGTCGCCGAGCGACTGAATCGCTCAGCCCAGATAATGGGCTACACTTACGCTGCAAAGGCGATGGGGCTTCCAGCTCAAGGCTGCCTAGTGGTAATCCACCAAGTGTCTTGTCGCCGCAAGGCGGACGGCACGTGGGGGAAGCAGACGATTGCCTTCAGGCGAGTGCCAATGGTCTTTACTGACAGTGACCTTGAGGAATGGAAGCGGAGCTTCACTCTCACAGCGGAACAAATCGCCGAGTGCGAAGCACGTCAGTGCTGGCCGATGCAGTTTGACAGCTGCTACCGCTTTGGCAGGTGTTGTTACACTCCGCTTTGCGAGCGACATCTGTCGCTTGACGAGCTGCGGGACAAGGAATGTCCAATTCCTGGCTTCATCCGCACAAAGCGAGATTACCTCGAGCCGACACTCAAGCGGATAAGCAACATGAAGGAGGCTATGTATGCCAAGTGCAAAGGACATTCAGGCTAGCACCCAGCACCTGAAGGTGATGGTTGTTGGCTCTTACGGGACGGGAAAGAGCACTTTCGCAGCGAGTGCTCCAACCCCTGGATTTGTGTTTGACTTTGACGGTCACATACTGACGTATGCTGGCAAGGACTTCGATTACGAGACCTATAAGATGACCTGGCAAGACTGGGTCAAGTTCGAGAAGGATTTGCTGTCGCTCCGCAAGAACATTGACAAATACAAGACCGTCATTGTCGACTCGACGACGACCATGACTGACCTCGCTATGGAGCGAGCATTGATGCTCGACCCAAAGAGGTCGCCAACAGGCGGGCCAATCTGGAATGTCCACTACCAGATGGTTCGCAACCTTGTTGAGGGCAAACTGCGGCAGATTGTGTCATTGCCCTGCAACGTCATTGTGCTCTCGCACATTGATATCAAGCGTGATGAGTCAACTGGGGCCATTATTGACATTGGCCCACTGCTGACAGGCCAGCTGTCTGAGAAAGTTCCAGGCTATTTCGACGAAGTCTACTATGCAACAGCCCGCCGAGAGAAGGGCGTAACAGCCTGGTATCTTCAGACAGTGCCTATCGGCCTGACAAAGGCCCGCTCAATTTTGTCAGGCAAAATGCACCGCCTGCCAGACTTTGTCCCTAACGACTGGCAGGAGATTATGAATTACATTGAGAAAGGAGGACAAAAATGACAGGAGAAACCTACATTCCTGGGGACTTCAATGTAGAAGAAGAATTCAAGCCCGAGCCCCTCGTGCCCCAAGGCACGTATCATGGGCATGTGACAGCAGTGTCGTATGACCCTGACCAGAACGCAATCGTCTGGCAAGTTACATTGAACGAGAATGGTGGGGTCAAGAGCGACGGCGAGACCCCTATTGACGGAAGCACTCTCTACTTCCGCAACTTCCTTCCCCGAGAGGGAGACGAGAATGAGCTCACCCGAGATGGGAGGATGACAAAACGCCAAGCTAAAATCAACATGTTGCGTCGCTTCTGCGATGCTATGGGCATAGATATGTCCACCCCAGCAAGAATTGCGGAGGCAATCAGCAACACTGAGTGGGTCGGTCTGCATGTAGACGTGCAAGTCGGCATCCGTGAGTATGAAGGCCAAGTGACAAACGAGATTAGAAGGATGACTGCTGTATGAGGTGGAAGGGAAGTGAAACTTCTTGAGATGCATAAGCCCCTTGTGCAAATGACTCCCGTGGAGCGGGAGCAATTTATCCGCTCCTACAGGAGTCAGCGTGAGAAAGACCTCAGCACAGCTGTGCTACGAAGGTGTGGCCCTCTTCTCTCCAAGGAGGAGAGGGCCCTTCTCAAGAAAGTCGGTATCAAGCTGAGTGACCTAGTGTCGCTGAAGGGAGGCTAGCGATGACAGATAAAGCCTTGCGAGAACACCTGAGAGACGTGTTGTCCCGCTGGGGTAAGGACGAAGGCCTGCTCATGGATGAGGGTGTTGAGGCAATTGTGAGGGTCTTCAAGGACTGGGTGGAGGAGAACAGGAAGACCAAGAGGATGGTCAGGTGGCTAACGGATAAGCTGCTTGAGCACGAGGAAATCGTGGTCATACGCAGAGGGCAGGCTATTAAGGTCTACCTTGATGGTGAAGCCGCTGCTGCCTTCTCGGGCTTCGCTCGTGAGTTAATGAAGGAAGATGGCTCTGCCATCACTGAAAGTAGGAGGGCTAGAGATGAAGAGAGGTGGTAATGGTGGAAGTGGTCCACAAGCTGTGGGCCAGCCTGTAAGGGTTGACTTGTCGAAGTGCCCTAGTGTGGAGTGCCCTGAGTGCGGGAGCACGTATTTCACGACTGTCTTCGTTTTGAAAAAGGTTTCTGCAGTGCTGTCGCACACTGGGCGAGAGGAGCTCATCGCAATTGAGTTGTTTCGCTGCACGGAGTGCGGTCATGTAACATCTATTGTTAGACGCAGCTAAAACGTCAAATTTTGACCATTCTGGAGGCTAAAGATGTCTTACTTCAACGAGAAGGAAATCTTTGAGGTCGACCCTGATGAAATCGTCCTTGACGAAAGTCTTCCGAGGTATCGGAAGGAAGTTGACCAGCAGAAACTAAAGAAGCTCCTCCGCTCTATCGAGCGATACGGCCAGTTCGTTCCAGTCATTGTGACCCGAGACATGCGACTCGTCGCGGGCGGTCGCCGCTTAGCGGCGTGTAAGATGGGCCGCCGCAAAGTGCGATGCATTTATATAGATGCAGTCGACCCGCTGGTCCTGCGGGAAATCGAGCTCGAAGAGAACCTGCAACGTGAGAACCTCACGCCCGCCGAAGAGGCCCTTGCCATACGGGACCTCCATAGCATAAAGCAAAGGCTTTACGGCGAGTCACAAAGCGGTCGTGAGGGTGGCTGGACGCTTGACAAGACTGCCGAAAGCCTCGGCGTTAGCCGAGCCAAGGTTATTGAACATATCCAAATAGCGGAAGCTGTGGAAACGTTCCCTGAGCTTGCGAAGCTCAAGAAGAAATCCGCTATCAAGCGAGCAGCGAAGAGCATCAGCGTTGCCTTGCAACGGGCCGAGCTTGCTCGCCAAGCTACCAACAAATGGGATTTACATCTTGCGGATGCACGTAAGTGGATGCCGACCGTGCCAGACAGGTCCGTTGACCTGCTCCTAACGGACCCGCCTTACGGTATTAACATAGATGAAATCGCCACGAGTGTGGGCCGTGAGACGGGAGGTGTTAGCACAGCTGGCTACAAGTTTGAAGATGAACCTAGCAAGGCTCTTGAGCTCTACACCGTGCTCGCACGTGAAAGCTTCCGCTTCTGCAAGAGCGCGGCTCATGCCTGGATATTTGTGTGCCCCGAGCACTTTCATGTTGTGAGGACAATCTTTGAGGCTGTAGGCTGGCTCCCGCACGTTCGCCCTGTTATATGGGTCAAGCGGGCCGTAGGCCAGTGCAATGCACCGAAGTGCTGGCCAGCTAGCTGCTATGACATGCTGCTCTACTGCCGCAGAGCAGATAGCGAGCTCGTCCTGCAGGGACGCCCCGACTGGATACAGGTCCCACCTGTTGAGCCGAGCAAACGCATTCATCCAACAGAGAAGCCTGTCGAGCTCCTTCGTGAGCTTATCCAGCGGACAGTTATGCCCAACAGCGTCGTCTGCGACCCATTTGCTGGCTCTGCCAGCACGTTTCGGGCAGCCCTATCATTGAAAATGCAGCCTATCGGCTGTGAGATAGATAAAGCTGCATATGCAGCTGCTCTTGAAGCCCTGTCAAAGGAGGTGAAACCATGACCTTTGTCCCTACTGAAGGTCCACCAACCGCTAATATAATGCTGGTCGGCGAGGCCCCTGGGAAGGAAGAGGACATGACAGGGCGTCCTTTTGTAGGGCGAGCAGGGAAGACACTCAATTCCCTGCTGTCATATGCTGGGATAAACCGAGCAGAATGCCTCATAGCAAATGTGGCTCGTGAGAGGCCGCCCGCAAATGAGATAAGATACTATTTCTACGATGCGTCTTGCACCAAGCCGAAGCCTCAACTTGTTGAGTGGGTCAACCTCCTTAAGGAGGAGATTGAGCAGTATCGTCCCAACATTGTTGTTGCCCTTGGGCGAACAGCCCTGTGGGCCTTGACGGGGAAGACGGGAATAGCCTCTTATAGAGGCTATATAATGGAGTCCACGCTCGTGCGGGGGCAGAAAGTCCTTGCTACCTGGCATCCACAGAAAGTAAACTACGAGTGGGAGCTAGCAACGACGTTCATCTTGGACATGCGTAAAGCACTCCATCACAGCAAGTTTCCGCAAATCCCAAAAGACCGAAGGGTCTTTCAGACTCACCCGACCCTGCAGGAGTTCATAGATTTCTGCGACAGTGCCGAGGGCCCTGTGGCTCTTGACCTTGAGGCCACCAAGACTCACGTCTCTTGGATTGGCTTATCAGCCGACCCAAGCTTCGCTATCTCCATCCAGTTACTGGATGGCAAGTATCCAAAGTGGCCAGAAAGGGATGAAATTGCTATCTGGTCGGCAGTAGCTCGCCTGTGCGAGCAATGCCCGATTGTGATGCACAACGCAGTTTATGACGCAGCTTTGCTGTGGCATCGCTACCACATTTTTCCTAGAAAAATGTATATGGACACGCTGCTTGCAGCTCACGTTGTGTGGCCTGAGCTGCCGAGAGACCTCGGCTATCTTGCAAGCATCTGTTTGGATGTCCCTGTCTGGAAGCCCTATTCCAGCAGAGACATGGGTCTCTACAATGCCCAGGATGCAGCGGCCACAATTGCTCTTGTCCCGATACTGGAACGGGAAGTTCGGAATGCTGGTCAGCAGCACATCCTCGATGTGGAGATGAAGCAGCTCGAGCTCGCCATTTATATGCAGTTGCAGGGCATAGGCATTGACCTTGAAAAGCGGGACGCACTCCTCAAAGAGTGCAACAAGAGGCTCGAAGAGCTTGATGAGGAGCTTGTTGCTGCTTGCGGCCGCAAGATTAACTTCAACTCCCCTGAGCAGGTAAAACGCCTGCTCTATGTCGACCTTGGCCTGCCGTTGCAGTTCAAACGACGCAAGTCCAAAGAGCAAGAGCGTAAGGTGACAACCGACGAGCAGGCCTTGAAAAGGCTTGCGAAGGTGCATCCAGTCCCTGGACTTATCCTTGAGCGACGGGCTGTTGCCAAAAAGAAATCGTCCTTTGTGGATATTACAGTCAGCCCTGAGGGGAAGGTGCATACCTGCTACAACATAGCAGGAACATCGTTTGGTGGCCGCTGGAGTTCTAGCAAGAGCATCATCCTGCCGTATGGCAGTGGCAATCTACAGAACATCCCTGAGGATGCTCGCATTCTCTATCGAGCTCCGAAGGGCAAGGTATTTATCGGGGCGGACTATGTGCAGGCGGAAGCCGTTGTGGTAGCCTATCTATGTCTTGACACCGTCCTGATGAAGCTATTCAAGGATAGCTTCGGGATGTCTCCTTCCCAAAGGAAGGAGAAATACGATGTCCATCGCTACACAGCGAGCATCATGTATGAAATACCTGTGGACGAAGTCACACCTGCACAGCGACGCATAGGGAAGACACTTCGTCATGCTTGCAACTATGCTGCAGGCCCTGCAACCGTCGCTGAGCGACTTGGCGTCTCGCTCTCGCAGGCCCGAGCCTTGCTCGACCGCTACTACGAGAAGAACCATCTCTTGAAAAGCTGGCACATGCGAATACAGCAGCAGCTCCGCCAAGATAGAACACTTGTCAACCTCTTCGGCAGAAGACATCGCTTCCTCGGAAGATGGGGTGATGCTCTCTTCCGAGAGGCGTATGCCTACATTCCGCAGTCGTCTGTCGGAGACCTGCTCAACATATCTGCAGAGAGCTTCTACCGAGCCCACGGTGACGAGTTCGATGTTTGCATCCAGCTCCATGACGCAATCTATGTAGCAGCCGAGCCTGAGAAGGTCGACAGATGCGTTTGCCTGATGCGAGAGCATATGATAAGAGAAATCCCAGTCAACAACGAGACGATGATAATCGATGTGGACTTTAAAGTCGGAGAGTATTGGGGCGACATGAAAGAACTCGACATTGACTGGAGACGGTAATGGGGAGAATGTTAGATGACTGGATTGAGGCATACCTTCGGTATATGGAGAACACTGAAAGTGCAGCTGTGTTTCATAGGTGGGTGGCTATGTCTGTGATTGCAGCTGTGCTCCGCAAGAAAGTCAAGCTCTCACTCGGCAGGATAAATGTGTATCCTAACATGTATGTCGTGCTGGTCGCACCGCCAGGCGCAGCTCGAAAGAGTCAGGCCATTTCCTTTGGAATAAAGTTCTTATCGGAGATACCAGATGTTATCTTGAGTGCTGATGCAGTCACACCACAGGCATTGATTCAAGATTTGGAAAACAGTGCAGTTGATGAGCAGATGCCTGATGGCTCACGCTTTCAGCATAGCAGCCTCACAGTCACATCGAAGGAGTTTGAGAGCTTCCTCGGCCAGAAAGGCGACAACACAAAGATGATAGTCATGTTAACCGACCTCTTTGATGCCCAGGAAATCCCGTGGAAGTATCGGACAAAGCATACTGGGACGAACGTTGTTCCGTCTGTGTTTCTCAACGTGCTTGCTGCTACAACACCAGAGAGCATTGCTTCCTCGCTGCCAAGCAGTGCTATTGGCAGCGGACTTACATCAAGAATCATATTCGTCTGGGCCACACGGCGAGCGAAGCCTGTGCCAATCCCACTCGAGAGCGAGCAGGAGCGGGAGCTCTGCAAGGCTCTCAAGAACGACCTCTATATCATATCTCGTATAGCAGGGACATATGAGTTCTCACCTGAGTGCAGGCGACGCTGGGTTGAGTGGTATAACAGCTATGACAGGACAGCACAGTTGTGTCCTGACCCTGTCTTTGACGGCTGGTATGAGCGGAAGCCTCTCTATTTGCTAAAGCTTGCAATTGTTCATGCAGCAGCAAGGTCTAACAACCTCGTTGTAGAGTGGCCCCATATCGAGGCTTCGCTCCGAGACCTCAAAGAGGTGGAAACCCAGATGCACAATGTGTTCAAGGCCGTAGGCCGCAGCTTGGTAGCTGCGGATGTCAACCTTGTTGTGGAGATTGTGAAACAGCGGAAGTGGATAACAGAGCGGGAGCTTATGCGTCTCGTCTGGCGAGACATAGACAGCAAGAAGTTTGACAATGTCATGGACACTGTCTTGCGACAGCGTCTCGTAAAAAGGGTGTATAATGGGCCAGATGGAAAGCCAACGGGCGACATCTGGTATGTTTACGGAGGGTAAAGATGAACGGAAGGGTTGCTAAGCAACTGAGGCGAGAAATATATGGCAGGACATATAGTCCATGCTTCAGAACTTACCAGCTTGCTGGTGGGCAGCTAGTCACAGACGTCAGGCGACAGGCCTATCAGCAGCTGAAGCGAGGATACAAGGAAATCTTGAGGAGGGGAGGACAATATGAAGGTAGATACCTTGACAAGTAGCACAGTCCGCAGGACAATCTTTGTCTATGAGGCAGCAAGGCTGCATGCAATACTACTAGGCTGTCCTGTGGTCCCAAAGCCGTGGGGAGAACGTGAAGAGGAGTTCAAGCTGCAGCTCATAAAGTTAATTGACGACCTTGCTGCAGGACGAAAGAAGTTCCTTGACCCCAAGGCTGCTCATGAATCTTGGGTGAGGAGGTATAAGGAGATGGGCTGGCAGTATGGCAAGGTTTACGACCCAGAGAAGAAGGCTCATCCAGACCTTGTTCCTTACGAGGAATTGGACCCAAGGGAGCGGGTGAAGGACGATGTGTTTCTTGCCCTGGTCAATATAGCAAGAGAGTATATCTGGTAGGAGGTAGATATGCCGAGGGACAGACGAGGGAATAAACTTGTGGTGTGGCTCTCCAACAAGGAGATACAAGAGCTATACACTCTCGTGGACTCACTTGGAGGGCCTCTCTATGAGAAGCTGAAGGCAGTTATTGCATCAGCAGCGTGTGGACACTATAAAGGGACGTTCCTCTGGAACATCATGATAAGACACAGATGTGATAAGAGGCTTGCGAGAACAATGCTACGAGAGCAGTATCAGGAGAAGGGTATGACCTGGATGGAGAAGTTCTGGGGATTTACATCATTTGCTATCCGCAAGGGGCTGCAAGAGCTCGGCATCACAACAAAGTCAAGGCTCTACAACAATGCTCCGCACGGCCTTGCATGCGAGGCCTTCGCTCGCTACGGGGGTATTGAAAGCGTGCTTCGCACGTTCTGCACTATGCACCAGTTTAGCCTGGCCTGTAAGCTGAGCAACACTACTCTTGGGCGATACCTCCGCGAAAAAGGCTACCGCTACAACAGAGACACTGGGAGGTGGGAGAAATGTCAAAATTTGACGTTATAGCTTTGTTAATTGCGTTAGCACTGCTAATACTAACCTTCCTAGTAGTGAGGGGGTAACAAGATGGCAGAGGACACTTTCCTGCAGGTAGTGGTGAACACCCTGGGTGAGAATATGAAGGCCATCTTGGAGCATCAGTATAAGACGATTGGTGTGACTGGGATGACCAGGTATTGGGGCTTTTCTGCGAGCTGCATCAGAGAGAACTTGCGGAAGCTCGGTATTGAGTTAAGAGACAGACGATGGAGCAATGCTCCGCATGGTCTTGCTTCTGAGGCTTTCGCCAGATATGGCAGTGTCGAGAATGTGCTTCGCAAATTCGGCAGTATGAGGGCCTTCAGCACAGAGTGCGGAGTGAGTGCAAACGCACTCTGCACATATATGAGAGGTCTTGGTTGGAAATATAACAAGGAGGAAGAAAGATGGGAGCAAGAAAGGGAGTAATGCTGGCTGTTCCCTTCGAGGAACGTAGGCTTTTCAAGTGGCCAAAGCCGTGGCTCTGCCAGCCAAAGATAAACGGCAATCGCTGCCTTGCAGTTTGCAAGAACGACAAGGTCACACTGCTGTCTAGCCAAGGCAACGAAATCGTTGCTGTTCCTCATATTAACAAGGAGCTTGCCTCCTGGAAATACGAAGGTGTCTTCGACGGGGAGCTCTGGGTTCCAGGCAAGAAGCTCCAGGACATCCGAAGCATTGTTTCACGGCAAAACAGCTTGCATCCAGACTACACACAGATTGTATACAGCATCTTCGATATCAAGGTCCCTTGGACGACACAGAAACAGCGTATCGCAATGTTAGCTCTGCTAACCAATCTTACCACACCAAGCGTATGGATAGTTCCTACACTTCAAGCGTATTCCCTTGTGGAGATACACGAGCTGCTTGGTGTGTTCCTAGCCGACGGCTACGAAGGCATTATTGTGCGGAACAGGGATGCCTTCTACGAGGAGAAGCGAAGCACCAACATCATGAAGCTAAAGCCGTCAAAGACTGACACCTATGAGATAATCGGCGTCAAAGAAGAGAAAACCATAGACGGCATCCCGAAGGGCACTCTTGGTGCTTTCATATGCAAAAGTAACGGTGGCATCTTCAGCGTTGGCTCTGGCCTTACGGAAGTGCAGAGGGACCTCTACTGGAAGCAGCGCGACAAGCTAAAAGGGAAGAAGCTCCTGGTCAAATACCAGGAGCTCACGAAAGACGGCATTCCGTTTCACCCTGTGGTGCTATCCCTACTCGAGAGTGGGGACACTGAATAGATATGCCAGCCTCCTGTCACGATATATCTCAGGAATGTCATCCTTGCTTAGGCGAGCGAGCTTCACGAAAGTAGCTGGAAGAGGTAAACCTTTGTTTGCCCTCCCAAACCACTCGTTGAAGAATCTTGAAACAATGAACTCCTCTTCTTTCAGCTCTTCAGGAGCCATAATGGCTCTGACAGTGGCTCCCACCAGTGGACTTGCACCAATCGCGACTTCGCGTCTGTGCACCCTCACAAACGGTGGATGCAAGAAATGGTGGGCAAGCTCAACATCCCAAGCATGCTTCCCAACCTCGATTGCTGTTCCAACAAGGAGCATCTCTGTCAGGGCTTGCTTCAGCACGGGCGTTCCGAAGATGTCCCGCTCTCGGGAGAGGGCCTCTTTTATCATAGCCCACTTGAAGCGAGCTTCGCCTTCTCGTATGTCACGTGCAAGCTGTTTCACAACCTCGAGCAACGCTCCGCCAGCCCTGCTATACAGCATGGCTCGCTGCTCCATTATCTTATACGGCGTCCCCTGAAAGGTCATCACAAGCCTAATTTTTGGGTCTCGCAGCCATCCAGGGTTCAGCGGTCCAGCCAAGAAATTAGCTTTCAGGATGGTGTCAAAGACACCGTAGGTGGCTTGCCACGGAGTCATCCCTTTCTTTGCTGCCATCCGCAAAGCACTCACAACTGTGAGTGCCCTGTCAAAACGCTCCACTGCAGACACAGGCAACGAGCCCATTTCATTGAACCTGCGTAGCAGCTTTGCTGCCTGACTTTCAGTCGCCATGAACGGAGATATTTCTGCTATCATGCGGTAGAGTTTGCCTGTCTCAGTGAGAGCCTCAACGGCTTCATCCATCACGTCTAGCGGCCAGCCCATCTTCTTCAGCCAGGCTTCGCCACCTTGTCGCTTGATAGCGACTTTCACAGTTGATATTAATGCCTTTGGTGTTGCCTTCACAGCATCAAGGCCGAAGGTTCTGTAGCCAGCAAGCACCTTGAAGAGGTGCTTCAACGCAACTGATGGACTCATCCAGAGCAGCCGTGCTACTTCAAATGCATATAGCTTGTTGGACAAGTTGTTCAGTGGTGTTGACTCAACAGGCTTGAAGCCACGGGCAAATGCTCGGAATGCTCGCACCAGCCCTTCGGGAGCTACCCCAGGGTTGGCCTCTATGGCCTGCTGGAAAGCCCACCACCCGTCAGGCTTGCCTTTCCGCCAGAAATTCATCGCTTCCAGCCGCAGGTTGACATCCTGTATGTATCGAGTGGTGCAATACTCAGCGTCTGGGACCATCGGCAGGAAGCCAGCCTTACGGCTGAACATCCTTGCCAAGGGCGGTGTTGGCACAACTCCCCTGCCGAAGCGTTTGATGACTTCCTCTACCCTTTCAAAGTTGGCATCTGGATGCGGGGCATGATGCATATAAGGCCGATGTGTTATCACCTCTTCCCCTGCTTCCAGCAGCCTAGCCCCATAATGCTCCATCATGGCTTTCAGCCTCGCGACTGCAACTTGCTCATCAAAGCTCAGCCGCCCTTTCAGCCAAGGATAATGGACGAAGTCCGCTGTGTCCTCAGCTGCAAGGAACACCCGCAGCCCAGCATGCTGGGGCTGCAGCGACATCGGCTGGACGACATGTCGCCAAGCCTCGTGATATTCGTCCACGAGGTGAGCAGTCTTCTCCAGCTCTCTGGTGTGAGCCCTATACTGCTCTTCGAGAGCTTCTATTATGCTAAGAGCCTTCTCTTTCTCCTCGCCAACAAGCTTCCGCTTGGTGGCTCTTGCCCATTCCTTGTCAATAGCAGCTTTTAGCTTGCTGGCCATATATGCATGATAGCCTCGCACCTGCATCGGCTCGTAGTATTTCTGCATCAGTGGCCTCATAGCCTCAATAAGCTCATTGGCTGAACTCCTATAGCCAGGAATTTCGTTCAAGATGCGAAGCAGTGTCTTCTGACCAACAGTTGTGTTGTATATTGCTGCTGTCTGGGCACTTGCCCACTGAACCGCAGGGTTCACCATCAGCTCCTGTCCCTCTTTCACGCCGAAGTAATACCAGAAGTGAGCGTGTGGCGTCGTTAGCCCCTGTAAAGGCATGCTGGCCTTCTTCTGAATCAGGTCTAGCGATGGCACAAGCCTGATGGCTCGCATTGGCTCTGGCAATGTGAAAGGGTCTGTCTGTGGAGGTGGTATGATGTGCGCTTCACGCAGCGCTTTCAGCATCTTCTGCAGTGTCTTCGGACCTTCTCGACGAGCTCCCTTGAGGACTGCTGCAGCAAGCTCCGTCACCATAGCTTCTGGCCCAGCAGCTTCGGCCTCCGTAGGACTGAGCACCTCGGCCAAAGGGACTAGCGTCGATGCTGCAACAACCCCGAGCAACAGCTTGCCTGCTCCTTTGAGCTTTCGAGCATGCTCCGCAGCCCTGGCAGGCTTTAGCTTGCCATCAGGCCCAGAGATTGTCCCGTCCACATTTCCGAGGGACTGAAGGAACTCCTCGCTCTCTTTGAGTTCTTCGGGTGTGGGCTCACGCTCCAGCGAGGGCTCCACTTCCAGTGGCTTTGCCTTTGCCTTCTCCTCTGCAGCTATCTTCTTTGCTATGCTGCTAGGCAGCTTGCCCCGCTCCACAAGGTCATATCGTTCCTGTGGCGATAAGCCCTTTGCCCACTCATAGAGCTCTTTGGTGCTCGCACCAGGTGGCGGCTCAATCTTGGGCTTCTCAACACCGACTACGTCAGCGAGCTCCTTCATAACCTTGTTCATGTCTTCACCTTTCTTCTTTGCCTCCACAAGGCGAGTTATCACCCGCACACCTTCAGGTGTCATCTGACGTATGTCTTGCGGTGTATAGCCCATTTTCTTGAGCTCATAACGCACCTCTTTCGAGATGCGAGGCTTCTTGGCCTGCTGCTTCAACAAAGCTTCGGCTTTGCCCACCTCCTGCAAAGCCTCATCTTTGCTCTTGCCTTGGGCAATCTTCTTGAAGACTTCCTCTACATTCGTGATATTCTTAAATGTGTATCGCCTAGGCTCCTCTCCAGGGCCTGCAACAAGATACTTAGCAAATGGGCGTCCCGTCTTACTAACACCGTAAGGTGACACCAGCACAGGACCGCTAGGTCCTCGTGGTGGTTCCACTGGAACGGGAAGTTTTGGTCGTCTAGCCTCTATAGCCTCAGCTAGCATGTCTAACAGCGGAGCTCTCACCTGCGGGTTGAGAACACGAGCAGCGAGCTCACCTTCTTCAAAGATTCTCTTCTTCGCCCTATCATGCTTAAGCAGATTCTCAACTGTAGGGTCAACAGCCATCCTCTCAGCTGCCTCATCAGCCACTCTTGTGGCCCTTTCAAGCCTGCCAAACAGGCCCCTGGCAGCCTGTTTGCCTATCCTCGGTCCGAAGACAAGAAGGCCAGTCCCAAGTGCAAGGGTGGCTGCAGTTGCCTGATGAGGATGCTTCTTTGCCCACTCCGTAGAGCGAATAGCCTCTTCGAGCTTGTCCCAAACATAGAACTCTGGAATAGCCATTCCTGCGGCTATCAGTGTAGCAGGAACACTAATCTCTGGAACAACAGCTGCAGCACCAGCTGCCACTGCACGCTTAGCAAGCCACCTGCGAAACAGCTGTCCAGCCAGGCTGAAACCACCACCGATTAGAGCACTGACCTCAGCAGGTGTATGTGGCCTCTTGGCTTGCCGCTGCTCCCATGCCTCTTGGTCAGGCAGTGGGGCTACAGGCTCAGCCCCAATAACAGGCCAATTTCTGAAAGTCCCAGACCTCTGCCGCCACGTATGTTCATGCACAGCTTCTCGCCGCTTGCCAAGCTCCACTTCGTGAGCTGCAGCAATCAGCTCAGGCGGCGAATAGCCCCTGAACTCTGGGTTGACCAGCATCTTGTTGTATGTCTCCCAGATAGCGCGTCCCATCCCTCGCCGAGGGTCACTTCGTGGAATGGCAGCTTCTACGGCCTCCAGCACTGTAGGATACTTCCTCTTCCTTATCTTCCTCTCGGGAGGAACGTGCTGTGTCATTATGGCTGCGATGAGCTTCTGAGCCTTGGTCGGGTCGGCGAGATACTGCTCACGCAGTCGTCTGACTCGTTCTTCTCTGCTTAACTCACCACGCCTCTTCGCAAGTAACAGCGATACTACATCTATCATGGTATTCCTCCAGCTCTCTTGATGGCCTCTTCAACAGCCCACTTCGCCCACTCAGGAGCCTCCTCGTAAGGCCATCCATATCGCTCCCAGCCAGCCTTCTTGAAAACCCGCCTTGCAGCAGTCTCTGCAAGCACCTCATGCGGGCTGTGCATGCGGACACCTGTTGCTCTTTGGAATCGTGCTACAGCATGAAGGTTATCCTTGAAGAGCCTCCATATGAGGTCTTTCATTTGCTTGTCACGAAGCAGAACGGTCTCGAGCTCATGTCCCGCCTCGTGAAACGGAGTCTTCACAGTTGCCCCAAGCACTCCGCCCTTGAAAAGGTTCACAAAGGGAGCTCTCCTCACATATCTTGTCCTCTGCAGGTAAAGTCTTTGTCTTGGTTTTGGCAGAGCTTTGACCCACCAACTTGGTGCTATCTCCCCTCCCAGGCCAGCCGTCTCAGGGGTGTGGGGCACAACACGCACTCTTTTTATGCTCCGCACCACACTCTTGGGTATTCGCTTGACTAAGGCCATCACTTTGGGTGGTATCTTCGCACTCTGCTCAGCTACTCCTTCACCAAACAGTGGCAATATTGCCCTGGCAAACTGCCTGTGTGTCATCAAGGGCACAGGTGTGAACGGCTCTGCGAAGCCGAAGAAATTCGCCACTCGGCCATACCATCCCTGTGGTCTTGGTCTTGCTATGACAGGCATCTATGCTCTCCTTTTCTTCCGCTTCTTGGCTATCCGACGGAACGTCCTGGCCAGGTTAGCTTGCTTGGCAACTGTGCCTCCAGCCGCAAGACCCTTTGCAATACATGCTTCAGTAACACTACCGTAACCCTGTGCCTTGCACCATCTTGTGAAAGCACCCTCTTTGAGGTCTTTCGGTATCCATTTCTTCTTCCTTGGTCGTGCAACAGCCATTTTCACCTCCAAGAAATGTCAAAAATTGACATTTATACTGTCCTTCTATGAGAAGGCCTGATGGCCTTCTTGCCAAGAGCGCCAACACAGCGTTTCCACGCTTCACTCTTGGAAAGTCCCTTCTTCAGATATTCTATAACACACCTGTGTGCCATAACAGTGTGGATGCCCTTCCCTTTGGGTGGCGTCAGCCCAGCCTTCCTATACATCTCTCGTATTTGCTTGCTCATGGCGTTCCCCCTTCGGGAACACATCCAAAATCTTCGTCCCACACCGTCCCTGGTGGGCAGGTTGGCGGAAGCCAGTCGTTGACACCCTCCATCTGGCGATATTTGTCAACTATCTTTTGTATCCGCTCTCGAGGGGAACGTCCTGCTGTAGAAGGCTGTTCCTCCGACAGGAGACCTTGCAGGAGCTCTCGCTGCCATTGGCCACGCTGCTTCTCAGCACCTATCTGCCCCAAGGCAGACTGCCTTGCAGCCCCAACTGTAGCCTTTGCTCCTATCTGTGCTGCCTCAACCCTGCCTCTCCTGCCGATATCAGCAACCTTCACAGCCTGTTCCCCAATCAACCCTTGCCTACGCAGACCATATTCACCCCCCAGAGCTATCCTCCGAGTAGCAGCCTGCTCTATGAGGTCTTGCAGTGCTGCAGCCTCCTCAGCAGCTTTTCTCTGCTCATACCACTTCAGGAGGTCCTCTTCAGGCACAAAGTGCCCGTAGTAAGGATGACCTGCTGGGGCCCAGGTTGTCCTCTTCTCTCTCCTCCTTATTGGATAAGGAAACGGTAGTATCATCTCACCCTCCTACGGATAATAGTGGTAATAGTAGCCAATGTCTGTTGCTTGGCTAACGTTATACCCACCTCTGTAACTCATATTTGCTCCTGCAGCCACAGACGACAATGCGGACGCAGCCATCTGTGCTGTCACTGTAGCACCAGCCTTTACAGCATTTGCCTGCATTTCGTGCAATCGCAGTGCAGCATTGAGATTTATCTCTGCCTGTGCAAGTGCTTGTCGCACAGTGGCATCTATATGCCTGGTCCGAGCTGTGTAGCTCGCTATGTCGCCGTCTATCTTTGTCCTAGCAAGCCCAACGTCAGCAGCATACATACTGACATCATAGCCATAGGCTCTCGCCTTTGTCTCCACCTCGCCGAGCAAGCTTGCAATCCTTGCTCGATACTGGTCAATGTCAGCCCTATACTGCTCTATCTTCAGGCGGTTCGCATCCAGCTTCGCTGTCGCTTCAGCTATCCTGATGGAGCTCTTTGCTCTAGCTGCCTCTACCTTTCCAAGATATGCCCTGACCTGCTCACCATACATCTGCACTTTGCTGACTTCACCAGCAATAGCAGCCTGATAGGCATTATACCTTGCGGTGTTGGCAGCAATCGTAGATGTGTAAGCACGCACCTTCTCCCCGAAGGCAAACAGCCTCATGCGACTGACGTCGAGGCGTAGCCTTGCTGCATCCATCTCCGTAGCATACAGCCTCATCAGTGCTTCCAACGCACCGACTTGCGTCCTATACAGCTCGACCTGTGTCCTTTGTATGTCGGCTTGCAGCCGAGACGCCGTCAGACGAAGCCTATACTGCTCCAGTAGTGCAAGCCCTGCACGAATCCTAGACTCGTATACAGCAGCAGCCGAGCGGTATCGCTCCAGCAGTAGCTGATGCTTCGCAATCTCCGCTCTGAACAGGTCTAGCGACGCTTGCTGCACATACTGAGCTGCTTGCAGTGACCTTCGAGCCATACCATCTTCATACTGCATTATCTGCTGCTCATACTGCAATGCAGCAGTTATCATAAACTGCGTGTTCCGTTGTGCAAGCCGAGCTTGCTCAATGCTAATCTCGTAGTTGAGCTGTTGCTCGCTCCTAGCAATTTCTTGCTGCACCTGTGCAAGGCGTCCAGCTAATGCTCCAGGCGGAAGCACATGGCCACGAGAAGCAAAGTAGTTCTCGGCCTCCCGATACATCTGCTCATTTCGTAAAGCATTGCGGTCTCGAGCTCGCTGCCAGATAGCGTCTTCGATGTCAGCAGGCAACCCAGTTGCTCCATCTCTGACACCGCTTAGCAGCTTCGATGCTAAAGCGTTGTTGATGTCGCTGCTATGCATAGCTTCGCCATAATCAAAGATTAGGCTTGGTGTCTCTATGTCAACAGACGGTATGTCAATATCCATCTGCGGAACATCCACCTCTGGTGCGTCTGGCAGCACAATTTCATCAAGTGACGGTATATCTGGAAGCTCGTAGTCAGGCTTGGATGGGACGTCTGCGTCCTCCACTGTAGGTGGTTCACCAGGTTCCTGTGGCCAAGACACCTTCGGTGTTGCTGGCAGACTGATGTCTGGAGCAACAAAGTCGACGCCTGGGACATCAACGTCCTCTATCGAGACCTTGTCAAGCGAAGCTGCCTGTGGAGCGTCTGGCAACTGCACATCCAAGTCTGGCCTGGTTGGCCTAGCAGGGTCGTATGACCCTACACTGATGGGCTCTATCGAGAAGTTTAGGTCTACAGGATTGAAGTCAAAGTCTGCCACAACATTAGAGAGGTCACTCAGGTAATTGACAGCGGACTGCCACGTGGCGTCTGCATAGTCCTCTGCGTTCCTGAACTTGCTCTCTACTAACGAAGTTATTTCAGCTAGATAGTCCTTGCTCATCCTTCCCTCCTACATATGCGAACAGCCCAACGGTGTATTGCCTGACAATATGCGGGTCGAAGGTCTCTCCTGTTGCTCGCTCAAACTCCTTGAGGAAGTCCTCCGTCCTGTCGATGTCGTTAACAAGAACACTTACTTTATTATAATGCTCTTGCTCTCCCTCAATCAGCATCTTAACTGTAACAGAGCCATTCTTGGCAAAGAAAGCATACGGCTCTGTGAATGCATGCGCGCCAGCAAGCAAAGCAACCCGCCTGTAAGGCATCTGAGCCAGCGCGCCTGTTGTGAGAAGGCAACACCTGGGGTTGCCACCCATAAAAACAGCAGGCCAAGTCATCGAGTCAGCGGGACCAAGACCAACAGGGTTATAGGCAAGAGTATAAGTGATACACCTATTGACTGAGTCACTGCACGGCGGAAAACGCAACTCTGTATACTCCTCTTCTGGACCAGGATTGATTCGTATTCGGTAACCCTTACAAGGCAGGTCGCACAGATGCTTCTTGTCTGGCCATCTCAACTCACACTCGCAGGATGCATTGTAACTAGCAGTGAAGCAATCAGTCACATTATACTTGTCGCCCTCGAAAGTCCAGTTCCTCATATGTTCAAGGACTGTTTCGCATTCAATCTCCTCCTCAATACAAAACGAGCCAAGTGTGAAGTCAGAGACATGCCATCTGTTCTTAGTCCAGTAACTGCACTCCCTGCGCCATGTTACCCATACTTCTCGCACGCGAAGATAAGTAAGGCAATAAACATAACCTCCACCCACTGTTGTGGTGATTTCCCACTCCCTGTGCTCATGAGAGTCAGCTATGGTGTTCATGTCTTCATCCTTGTATGGCACTCTGCTGTATTCAATCCTGAGAGAGCCATCAGGCAGTATCCTGTGTCTATACACACCAGCGGAGGCATGGTTGTCCAGATAGCTAACATGAGTATCTTCTCCAGTAACAACACTCAGCTTCCTGTGTTCATAAACCACATAGTCAACAATATAGTCATTATATTCATGACTCCACTTCAGCAAAGCTTTGCTAAACCTGTAGTGCACCCACCAGTCATCATCTATATACAGCAAGTAACTTGGATATGTGGGAATTGGCCCATATTTCCCCTCCTCGTGTAGAGGCAACTCGACAGTGTTGATGAGCTTGTATTCATCTTTGTCCCACACATACTTACTCGCACGAATAACACCACTGTATATACTCACCCCAACATTCATCTGTGCAAAACAGACAATACTCCAATCCTCAGAACACCTAATAGCATACGACCCTGGTATACGATAGAAATTGTGCTCAGTGAAGTGGGGGCTGAACTGCAGCTTAATCTCCTTCCCCCTTCTGATACACACACCCTCCTCACAGCACTCGCTGCAACCCACGAAGAGGCAGAATGGGTCGTGTGTCTCTGTCCTCCCAAGACACACATCAACCACTCTCTCATCACCTAGGGCAATACTTGTGTTCAGCCACGACATTGGTGGTCTCTGAACATCTCTGACAGGGACCATCTTGAGCTCTTCCCCTCTAATGCTCATGAGCACGTTGTGCTCCTTGTAGAACACAATAAAGTCTCCTCTTGGAGGAGGGACAACCTCCTCCTTCTCCTTCACCTCAGGTGGAACATATATCTCCAGTGTGTTGTCACCAAACACACTTCTACACACAATCTCGCTCCCGTCGAGATACCGCACACGACGAACGTCTTGCTTCAGGCCAGCAAACTTCATCTGCTGAAGCAGAATGTCAAACTGCCTTGCGCCTTCCCTTACCATCTCTTCCGCGGCTTGTCTGTCGCCTTTCAGCACAATCCTCGGCAGTTGCTTCACGGCTTCCTCCGCATCACCGTTACCACAGCATCAACCGTGTCAACACAGAAATAGCAGCCATCCACGTTTTCAACTGTGAATGTCCAATATCGTCCTCGGCCGCTTCTGCCCACAGCAGTCCTGACGGAGTGCTGTGTGGGCTTGCATGCAAGCATGTATTCACGCACGTTCCCCTCGTCGTTCTGCAACACCAATCGCAGATTGCCATCGGCTTCGCAGCCAAGATAGCAGCTCCGCAACCTCTTCTGCCTTTCAGACCCCATATCTGTCATAAACTCAAGCAGGGCTTGTATAGGCTGCCCATCGTCGTCATTGCCCCCAAGGACGTATATGCCGTCCTCGCCGAAGGCGAGATAAACTCCGTTCATCTCCACAAGGCCATCGAAATTGAAGTTGCCATACTGGCTAACAGCCAGTCGCCGTAGGCTCATAGACAGGCACAGCCTGTCCCAGCACTCCACATGGCCTTCGGCCTCGACATTTAAAGAAATGTTAAAATTTGACATTTTACCTTGTATACCTCAGCACACATACTCCAATATTTGTTCTGGCAAATGCCTGCAGGCACAGCCTGAGGCTGGCCTCGGCTTCGCCTGTCGGCACTGGAGCTCCGCTTCCCTCCGCAGCAAGCTGCAGGGTGCACTCACCACAAGCAAGCTTGCCAACCACTCCCAGGGCTGAAAGCCCAAGGATTACATCAGCATGGCCTTCAGCCACAGCAGAGCTGCGACCAGCAGCACTGATGTGAGGGACGATGCTCGCATCGCCTTGCCCTCTAATCTCCGCACTGGCTTCGCCACTTATGCTTAACAGCAATTCCGCGATAGCACTGCCAAGCGTGCTCACGCAGCCAGTAGCATCTACATCCACTTCCGTGGATGCTTCTGCAAAGCCAGCACCCAGGGCCTCCACTCCAAGCACTGCAGATGCAATGCCCTGTGCCACAGTGACCTGCGAAGTTGTTGCTTCACAAGATACCTCGACGCCCCCCAACAGGACGGCTCCGCCAAGCCCCGTCACATCAGCAGCAACACCTACAGTAGCATCTCCAACAATGGGAGCCTTCGTAACATCAACAGTCGGAGAGCTGCCAACCTGTGTAATATAGCTACTAACAGGTGAGCCCTTCCGTGCAACAGTAAATTCCCAATGGTCCTGGACAAGTCCCTGGTCCTCGCCTGTGGTAAATCTCAGATTTGTGGCATACTCATCAAAGCCAGCAGCCTCTTCCTCCACAACCGCTGTCAAGGCAAACGGTGTGTAGGCATCCTCTACCGAAGACGCTTCAGTGACCTCTGTGTATATAGGGCTTGGAAAGTCGTAACGCTCAGATACAGTTGCAGCCTCAGCAAAAGTCATATAGACAGGGGCTGGAACATCGTATGTGTCTGAGACAGCAGCCTCTTCCTCAATAGCCTTAGTATAGCCCATTGTTGTATCATACGAGTCAGAGGCCCCAGCCTCTTCACTAAAGTAAATAATATGTGTAGCGACTTCCCCGCCCTCCAGTGGTTGGAAGCCTGAAGGAGGCGAGTAAGCAAGACTCTGCGAGTGAAACTTGGCCGTCTGCTTGGTAGTTTTATGATAAAAAGAGGCTGCAGGAAAGAATTCCCCAAGGACATTTGTATACGCTGGATTGGTCCCCGCTGCTGGGTCTCCACTCTCAAACCACGTTCCGTTCTTGCCCCACCATATCTTACCATTGTTGAGGTCAAGGGCAACCATGACAATGTCGCCATCAGCAAGGGGAGAACCATAATTCTCACTAACATTGTCATGCCACTTCTGTGTTCCACCACCATCATCAAAACGGAAGCTGTAGCTGTCACTAGTAGAGCCTATCCACTTTGTGATGTCATGCGTGCCTGTTGCTATTCCAAAGTAGGTATAGGCATCTGAGCCGTGGCTATACTGTATCTCCCAATACCACTTTCCAGAGGAGCGTTTTTCAGTAGCACGAACAGTCCCACTAGCAAAAGTTACACCCCAAGCTGTTAGCTTGTCGTCAGAAAGATTAATATTACTCTTGTCGTCTGGGTTCCAGGTAATTGCCAAGCCTTCTCCTCCACTACGTGGTGCTCGTTACCGTAATAGCAAGCTTCACTTTCAGTGTGTCCCCACTCTCAACAGGCTTGCCCTCGCCATAGTTCGCTGCCGAGAACATATAGGGCCCAGCACTGCTATCACCCTTTGTGCTGTCACTCACAAGGGCTGCACCATATATCGTCTTCGTTGCATTGATGCTGAACACCGCAGGATTACTATAGTTATTTATCGTCCCATTGCTAGCAGCACCCTCATTGAATGCTGGCCTTGTGGCTTCATCATACGCAGTGCACTCCGTGAATCCAGGGCTCTGATATGTGTCACCCGAAGCGGGTGTATAATTGTCTTCAAATATGAGAATATACCACGTCCCAACCTGCGTAGCACCGTGAAACATGATGTCAAGCCAAGCATTCAGCCCCTGCATCACAATTTTATTGCAATACGCCCACTGGTCGAGCAGAACATCGTTCCTCCAAAGTTCCCACTCCCAGAAGGCACGCACAGTTGCAGCAATCTTCATAACATACCTCCTACACCGAAATTGGGTCTCGCAGCTCCACATAGAACTGGCCAAGCACAACCTCACTTCCCTGTGCAACGTCCCGCTCGGGACAAGGGACAACATACAGCAGCTCTTGCGAGATGTCACTCACAAGAGCAACGTGGTTGAGCACACCCGTAGTTCCTACAGGAATAGCGTCAGCCACATTTACCGTCACACGTCTCCCCGAAACAAGCCCATCTTCGATTTCTCCAAAATTGGCAGAGCCAATGGCTATCGAGCCAAGGCAGTATGTGGACGTTGCTTCCGTATAGGAAGTGGGTTGCTGACTGCACAAGCATAGCTTGTCAGCCCCGTTCTTGAGCCAGTTCAATGCTGTGTCAAGCATAGCATCATTACACCAGACACCCATTACGAAGCCCCTCTGATGTCAATATCAAAACTGTCTATCGTCATCGTTACACCTTCCTTGATGGTCAGGCTAGATAGCTTCAGCTGCCCACTTCCGACACCACAGGCTCCATCGAGCCTGACAGCAGCTTTGTTATCACCTGTGTGATACTTATTGTCATACAGGCGAAACCATCCAGCTGTCCCACCAGCCAAGCCAACACCACTCCAGACATCACCACTCTTCTTCCCAATCACTCCGTTCATCGGAGCCTCAAACTCAAGACCGTTGTCTGGTGAGCCAGGTGTGAACGCTCCGCTGTTCAGCGTGATTCTCACAAGTTTTGTGCCTGTCTCACCACTGTTAGCATCAGCTGGCTGACTTCCACTATATATCTCAAGAACAGCATCCTTGAAAAGCTCTTCGAGAGAGCCTCCGTTATCGCTCTTCAAGACAGTGTTCTCGTTGAATGCCTCCTCCGCTGCCACTGTGCCAGTGGCAAACTCAAGCTTGCCCGCAGAAACAGCCAATATCTCCACATCTGTCATATCATTGCCACCAGTCGTAGACCCAGTCGTTGTGATTCTATCTCCAACCTTAAAGCCTGCATCCAGAAACCTGTTCTCGCTATCTGTAATGTAGTCATTCCCAGCTCCACCATCATGATAAGCCAATGAAGTTCCTTTCAGAGTGGCATTCCCAAGCAAACTGTTTTTCAACCCTGTGCTTAGCTTCAGCATAACTTCCTCCTACCACACAATTGTTATATATCTTCCATCCTTGATAAGGGCAGTCCCCTGAGTGCCCGCAGGGCACTTGACGTGCTCCTCCGTCAAGTTTCTGAAATAGCCATTCAAGCCTCCGAGGCAGATGCCTCGTGCACTCATCCATATAGCATACATACCAGGTGGCAGACTTCCATCGCCTATACGGCTGCTCTCCACATGAAGGGCTGTGCCCTCCACAGCAGGATAGTCCGCTACCTTCCTGACAAACCAATCCTCGGGACTGCTACCCACCAAAGCATACGTTGTATGTTCATCGCTGACAAACATTCCATCAGCAACGCCGATAACCATTCGTATTCTGCTGGAAAAGGGAACAAAGTTGCGACCAAGGTCGTAGGCGTGATAAGCAAATGGCTCACTATACCAGAGTGTTGAGTCCTCGGCTATGAACATTCTTCCGTTCCACAAGCACAAAATGTGTCCTATTGGAGGGTCGCTAAAGACTCTTGTTGTGTCAGGCCCAACATATTCGCCCACTTCCCAAGGGTGGCTTTCAGCGTTTTCGATATACCCATTCTCATAGCCATTGCTGTAATACACCCTGTTAAATACAGTCGCATAGCTCATCGCACTGTTGTGAAGCCCCGTCCGCAGGGCGGTGTAGCTGTAATCTGGCGATAGTAGCATCAGCCTCCCATTGGAAACAAACAGGCATCCACCAAAGTAGGGATATGGGCTATGCCCTGGAAGGTCTACGACCTTTCGGTAGCCACTTCGCCTGCACACCCGTCTCTCAACATCCACATTGTAAGCTGCCGCCAGATAGCAAACGCCTTCTCGGCACAGCGTAGCTGGGTCGTGCCGATTGTCCAGCCCTCTCGGGCTCTGTAACACTCTTGCTAGAGCCATCAATACCTCCAAATAGACCTAGGTCTATGGACTCGCCGTCGCTCAACCCAAGCCTGCAGCTCGTGTATTCCCCGCTCATAGAGCAGCATTGCTGCAGTTGTATTGACTTTCTTCCCCTCTTCAACACCATCCTCGATGAGGCCGAAGCCTATTGCTGCAGCACCCTGCACAATCACCTTTCGGTGCAGCATCTCGGGTATCCCCTCGGGGACATTGTCAGGCTCCACTAACGTGGTTGGCTTTCGCCTATACAGCACGGTTAGCACCTGCACTTCTGCAGGAATGGGCTGATAATACAGCGTTGCTCCATCGACAGCTACTGCCTCAACATCGCCTTCCTCATCCATCCCTGGATACCGCTCCAGCAACTCCTCGAGTGTCACTACCGTGAGCTCATCATCGCCATCACCTACGTAAAGCAGACGGCTGCACTGCGAGGGCAGGCTCGTATAGGCCTGCCCAACCACAGTGTCAACACTCTTGAGGACTCCAAACCCAGGGACTTCGGCCCGCTCAACCGCAGTCGCAATTGCCTCGTTTATCCAGTCAGGAATACGAGACACGATTTCGTCACTGTCATCGTCCAGCACAACAATCACTTCATCTATAAGCTGTTGTAGGTTCATCACACATCACCAGAAATGTCAAATTTTGACATTTACACTCCAATCCTACTCACCAGCATATACAACCGAGCCCTTCCAGCAGTCAAACTAGCTGATAGCGTCGCAACAATCGCAGGCATATCCGTATCCGCACCCTTGACAATCAACGCACTTATGTCGTTATCATCAAGGGCTGCCGCCCAAGGAGATGCCGTCGTCACTGTAGGCGAGTAGTATCCAGGTGTCCCCTCCGTCACATCTCCATTATCAAGATAATAATCGTCATCGAGGTTGCTATATGTCAGGTCAACCGAAGGGTCGTCCAAGGTGCACTTGCCAATGTCAATTGTTGGTGTCCCACCTGCAAATGCTATCTCAACC